ATTATAGTAACCATAAGAACCACCTGCAAATCCATCTGGATTCCATCTATATTTTACTTCTGATGGGTTTTCCATATTTTGACCTTCCATTCTTTCAATGTGATATGCTGTATAAGGTATTACATTATACACTCCAAATTTTTCTGATATTTCTAATTTTAGGAAGAAATCACCATATTTACACATCTGTCTAACCCACATCCAAGTATTAAATTCTATGTTTAAAACATCATAGAAAAAATTATATAATATTTTTTGGATATCTTCATTTGAACTTCTAATTTGAAGTACTTCACCCATATCATTTTTAAGAGTAGATTCATCAGCTAAAATATCTAATGCAGATGCAATAATAGCATCTTGATCCATTATATCATATTCTGAGTATAACTGTGGTCTTAAATAATTGTAATTTAAGTTAAATTGGGCTCCATATAAAGATGAAGGTGCTGTAGAATATACTCTATTAAACCTATCAACTAAGGCATTTGTTTCGTATTCACCACTTGATTGAATGTGGCCTGAATCAATTGTTTTGATTTGGTCTCCACCGACATTTCTAATAACAACGTCAGTTGAAAATAATCTTTGTAATCTTGAAAATATACTAGTATTTGCCATTTTTATATATTAATTATTGTTATAAATATTACTACAGTAGCCAATCAATGTTTTCTTTACCATTGTTTGTATCTATCTGGTATGGGTTTTTTATTTTATTATTATTACCATAACTTCCCTGGTACGCCGTTCTATTAACTGTCATATTACTTAATGATTGTTTAGTAAGATCTATACCCCTTTGTTTAAATTTTAATGCTGTGTCTCTAATGTACATAGCAATACTAAAAGCCATAACTAAATCATCATTATACCCTGATTGTGCTTCTGGTCTTCCATTACGCCATATAAATGTTTTCATTTCTTCTATCAACCTTTTAGATTGTATCGTAACTCCCTTATCACCAATATATTCTTGGAATTTACCTATTACCATGGGTCGTGTTCTTGATGACATAGTAAATCCAGGAACCATTTTTGAGTGGTCTTGATATTTATCAAAATACGAATTAACATTGGCTTCTCCACCCTTTTGTGAATAGTAAAGGTTTTGATATGCTCTATCAATTACTACTTGAATCGTAGCCCAACCAATATTAGCATTTTCTATTATTAACATTGCTTCATTATATTCTGTAGCTATACCAACTAGTAGATGTCCATACTCTTTAGTTCCTATTTGCCCTTTATATTCAGCTACCTGTACATTTGTTTCTGCATCTATAACATGAAAGGCAGAATAATCTTTACCATCACCTCTAGATACATCAGCTACTACCATATAATTTCTTGAGTAATCTGCTTGTTCCCAAACCCATAGATTTTGGTCATTACCTCGTTTTTCTAATGGATCTTTTACAAATGATTTTTCATAATATTCTATATATTCAGGGTAAAATACAATATCACCAGAAGTACTAAAATCACAATCACATTCTTGTGCTGCCATTCTAGGATCACCTAATAATTCATCTTGTCTTTTTCTCCACACCTCATCTCTATCGGGATGTACAAACCAGGGTAATTTTATAGGAACAAAATCATTTTCTGCATTTTCAGCCCTTGACCAGGTTTGGTGAAACCAGTTACCTGTACCATAAGGTGTAGATAATGCTATACAACCACCACCAGTTGCTAATGTTTGTTGTGCTGATGCCCAAATTTCTCCAATATTTTCAATAAAAGCAGCTTCATCAATTAGTAGTAAAGATACTGCTTCTGATCTACCTGCATCACTTGATGCTGATGTAGCTTTAATTTGTGATCCATTAGCTAATCGAAGTGTTAATTTATTATTTTCAGGAGCATCAATTTTAAGCCATGAAGGTAAATTTTCATACATGAATTTTACCTTTGTAACCATGTTTTTAGCTGTATCTTGCTTTGTTGCGATACATAATACATTTTTATCTTTATGGAAAGTCATTAACCATAAAGAATAACCAGCACCTAAAGTAGATATACCTAACTGTCTAGATTTTAAAACAATAGAATAAGGATTATCGCGCCATAACGTGAGTACTTTATCTTGAAATGGGTATAAATTGAACTGTATGCGACCACGTTGTGGGTGCTGTATATAACAGTATTTACGCATAAAATGCACGGGATCTTTAGCACATTTTAAATATTCTTGACGTATTACTTTTTTTAAATCTGACATATTATTTTGCTACCAATAATGCTATTGCCCCTACTAATATCGCACTACCACCATATTGGAATAGTTTTGTTTTAGCCTTTTGTTTTTTTAAATCAAATTGTAGTTTTCGTGATAATTCCTGAGCTATAACTATCTGGTTTGTTTTAGTACTTAAAATACTTTCAAAATTCATAACTCTACCATTTAGGTTTAAAATAACACTATCTTTAACAACAACTTTTTTTTCTAATAAACTCAATTTAGTGTTTAATAGATTTATTTCTTTTTTAGCTCCATCACCAGTTATTAAATCCTTAATTACTAGACGTGCTATCGGTTTCTTTAGTTGAATTACTTTTTTCGTATCGTTCTGTGAAAAACCTTTCAAGCTCATCATCATTAAAAAGATCAACAGTATTAACTTTTTCATTTACTTTATATTTTAACTTGACTATTTTGTTGTCTTGCAAACCAATTTCTTGGTCTAATTTAACTATTTTCTGATTTAATGTATCTATTTTATACACTAAATTATCATTGATATTATGTAAAGAATCTACTTTTGATTCTAATGCTTCGATTTTAACATTATAATCTACAACATATTCCTCATCACCCAAAAATACAAAATAAATCAATGTACTTAGTAATATAAAAACTATACCGTAAGTAATTAATCTTTCTTTAGACAACATCTTTTTCTAATTTTGCAACTAATGATTCTAATTCTTTCTTTTGAGGTGTTTTAATCCTTAAAATATCTTTAATTTTTTCTTTTTCTGCTTCATCCCCAGCACTATATTTACGTGCTAATGATTTCATTTCTGTTGAAATAGATTTTAGGGCTTTAACGGCTAAATCTAATTTTTTATGTTTACCTCTAGCTCCTTTAGCTGCTTTAATTGCTTTAGCATCTACATCATCTTCATCATCCATATCTTCTTTTAAATCAGTTACCTTAGTTGTTTTTAGATATTCTAAAGCATTCATTAAGTCACGAATAGCTTCATCTTGTTCTACATTTCTGTATTTCATAAATCTAACTAATGTCTGTCTAGCCATTCTTATTTCTTCAGATGAAGGGCTTTCATTTAGAGTGTCTATGATATTTTCTTTTATAAACGATTTTAAGTCAGTTTTTTTCATTATATTAGAGTTTTTATTATAAATATATTAAAGACCAGTAATATTTAATATTTGTGAAATACGTTCTTCCGTTGAACCTGATATCTTTTCTATTTTGCCTGCTTTATGACCATGTCTTTTAATAAGTGTTGTGATAGTAAAATCAATTAAATCTCTATAATGTTCATCTGTTTCACGAACACCATTATCTTCAATTTCTAACCCATGAGGTGATATATAAAAAATATAATCATACTCTCTAACAAATTCACTAGCATAGGTTTCAAACAATTCCTTATCTTGATGATGGATTGATTTAGCATTTAAAGTAAATGCCATAACATCAATAACTGTTCTATCTGTAATAACATTTTCTAACATTAATTCACCACAACGTTCAGCTAAAAATACTGTTTGACCTTTTAATGTTGAATCAGTATTTAAAGGAATACCTAATGACATTAAATGTTGACTGCGTTCTGTTGCAAATTGATATTTTTTAAATTGTGGTAATTTATTTAAAGCATTAACCAATGTTGTTTTACCTACACTCATTGTACCGCATAAACCTATTTTCATATCTAATTTCTGTGATTTTGCCCTTTTGGAGCGGGTTGTTTATACCAAGGTAAACCTGTTCTACCTCTAATTGTTTCCTTATAATCTGCTTCACTATATTGCATTCCATAAAGATAATATTCTCTTTTTCTTTGAATGCCCTCAGGTATTAAAGCAGGTCCTTCCCAATTATGTAACTTATTACCCCAAATATAGGCTATAGTTCCATCTGCTTTTCTTAATCTTTGGCTAGTAGGCCATTCGTTATCTTTATTTTTCATACTCTAATATACGTAAAATTTATATGGATTCCTAATTTTTTAATATGTTTTCTGCTACATAAGTACCTTGTGCACCACTTACCGTTATACCTCTAGCTGAAAGTGCATCGCCAACAAAATGAACGTTGGGAAACTTGGTGAGGGCTAAATTGGTATAATCGACAAGTGGCTCAGGTGATAGATATTTTACTTCAGGTACATAAATACCCCAATCATCATTTAATGTAGGGAATACTTTTTTCATATCCTCTATAAAATCATATACATACATAAAATATGGTTGCATTGATTTTGCTATTTTATGTAATGTGTCTACTTGTATAGCAGATACATTTTTACCTTCTGATGTTGTAGATGGTTTACGTGTTGGGCTATAATATAACCCTGTACCATCTATTTGTAATTTTTTAACTACATCTCTTGACCATTCAAATGGTTTATCAATTCCTTGAACTTCCATTAAAATACCAAAATTTGTCATATCATTCCTAAACGATTCATCTTTCTTAGCATGTCCATTGTAACTGTGGTCTCCATACGTTTCTTCAACGGCAACATATGCTGCATTGTTGTTTGTACAGAAAGAACGTAATGATACTCCTTTATCTTCATATTTTCTATATAATTTAAAATCGTAAGATATGTCAATCAATTTTTGAAAGTGCTTTTGTGGTGCTTCAAAACGCACACCAATTTGTACTGGTTTAGGTTCAGTTGGTAGATCATACTGTTCTGCTAATTTTTTACCAAAATCAATACCTGATTTACCTACACCAAAAATAAGTTTATTGTACAACATAGTAGTACTACAACATTCTGATTTGTATGATACTGTACTTTTATCAAAATCTATACTAGTTACTTTAGTTTCCCATATAAATTCTACATTACCTTCTACTAAGAAATCATACCAATTTTTACCTATTTCATGTAAATAATCTGTACCAACGTGCCATACAGGGAATAGTCTTAAACCAAAATAAGGTTTAATAAATTCAGGTTCTGCTATAGGAT